GACCGTTCGGAGTGAACTACGTCCACTTCCTCCTTCTCCCTACGCTCAGCTAATTGGGACTTGGTGAGATAATCACTCTCGTTCCACACTGGCGTTATGGTGCCGTCCTTTTCCTCGTAGAAAAGGCGCATGTTGCCAGGTTTTTGGCGGTCTATGAAGAGCGCCTCTAACCGATCCGAGACTTGCTTTAGGAGGTCCTTAAGCGTCGGATCCGAAGCCATCTGCTGGTAGGCCCACTGGGCCCGCGTCAGTGCCGTAGCGCGCTTTAGCTCAGTTGCGCGATCGGCTTTAAGGATGAGCTTCATCGCTTCATCGCCTTGTCCCGTGACTGCGGGACGTGGTGACAAACGCTCGTCTTTCAGAGCGTGTGCGCATAAGTCGACTAATGGTCGAATTAATGCGTGGAGGCTTCGTGCCAGTTGAGGATCCTTAACTAAGTAATCCTTAACTTCACATGTACCCTCACGATAGTGAGCCTGGTACACCAGAGCGACTTCTTCCTCATCTGCCCTAATGGTGGGGCGTGAGGCCTTCTGCTCTTTCATCTGGCTCCGGAGATCAGCGATCTGATCTTGTGCCTTACGGAGCGCCTCTTGAGGACTCAACGTCTTTGTCCTCTTCGGGGTAGGCTTCCCTTGATACGGGGTTGCCTTAGCTAGTTCTTCGGATGACGCTATTTTGGCGGCATCACGAGCTTGCTGTAGCTGGTTAAGATCCTTGCTCGGCATAGTAGTATCCTCCTTCACCGAGATCGAGGCATTCTGCCTCAAACCACTTAATCCATTCATAAAGCTCGTTCTGGGCTTTGATGGATTTCTCGGGAGAGCTCGTGGACGACTTCAGTACAAAGTCGTGATCCACAAGCGCTAAGATGCGCAGTATCCACGGAATAGTTCCGGGATGCTCCAATTCAATGGCAACTATCGCAGCGACCATGCTCGATGTTGCTACAGAAGTATCTGACAATACGCCATCGTCAGACTTCAGAATGAACTGTTTACTCACAGTTCGCCCCTCCTTTCACAATGTTGGGGTTTGGTCAATGTCGATCCTAGCTAGGTCGACCACTTGATCACAAGGGTCGAGGAGCACGTTAAGTGCGTGCAAATCGACAGGTCTACCTTCATTGGGGCTAATAAGGTTGACCGCCTCCTTCACCCTGTTAAAGGTGTTGAAGGTATCACGAAGAACCAGAAAGTTCTGGTGGATCGTGTCGTAGGATTGGCGCGTCGTTTCGCAATCCTGCCAATGATTTCGGATACTCAGCCAGGTATCCCATATCATTTGAGCGATTAGATTTTCAATGAAAGTCAATCTCTCTGGGATCCTTTCATCCTCGCGGATAGTGGTCCCCTCCCACGTCGGGATCAGGTCTTTCCTGATCATTAACGTCTGGACGTCTCGTCTAGACATAGAGAAGACGTGCTTCCAGGTGCTTCCAGATCGAAGCACGGGATTAAGTCGTCGCACCGCACGCACCTCCTGGCTCGTACGGATTGCGAGCTGAATCCAGCTCAACGAGCTCGAATCAGCGTCAGGATCAATTTCCTGGGCTAAACCGTAAGGGCGCGGAAACCTCTTCAGCGCCTGATACGTTTGTTCCACCTGTGGATAGGTATTGCCTATCTCGTGGAAGAATCTGTCTGCTGTGACCACGTGGTCATAGTATTCAGCAGTGTGAACGATTGCCCCTGTGGAGTCGTTCGGACGTAGCTTATGTTTATCGCATATGCTACCCGAAGTGATGAATTTTCCACAAAATTCAATCACGTTATTGGAGCGGATGGTCTTATCTTTATTCAAGATAAGTCCGCAAACGTCGCAGAGGGATATGTATCTCTCCGCCACTCGTGAGTCGAAGATCACTACGTCATCTCCGACAACCTGAGCTATCTCGTGACCTTCGAGATGCTCTGGCAGCCTACCATAAGTCTGGTAGTACGCAAAATAAACCAACATCCCATTGGTTAATGATGCAAGCGGGAAAGATGGGTACGTACCCATCGGAGTTCCCGTTCCGAATGCAATTGGGTCGGATCTTAGGACCCTTGCATCCCATTGACCTCGAACGATTATGTCGTTGAGTGCAACGTCAAAGTGGCTGATTACTCCCAGTCGGCGTAATTCAACCAGGACAGGTCGTTGAATATGATCATATTCAAGATTGTCCGTAAAACTGCTGTGATCAAACGAGTAGATCACGTCGTCTGTCAGGCGCAGTTTCACCTGGCACCAGGACCTTGAGTCGTCGTGACTCATGCATCCTTGTAGCGACCATTGTGCGATGAGAGTCCACAATGTGCTACCCAATGATCTTGACATACTGTCAATGATCATCAGTGGGACAAAGACTACCCGAGCCTTCTCGGATATCTTTGGAGCAATAGCGATGCGCCCGATAAGGGTGCACTCGCCAGGTAAGGGTACCGCC